GTCTCAGCAGAATCAAACTGCCACTTTTTGATTGCCAATGGAAGAATTGCACCTTTTAAAAAAATATTTTTTGCCTGAGCGTTTGTCATTGTTGATGTAGAATCATCACCAAATGTTATGGTAAGGTCTCCACTACCACCGATTTCTGCAGCAACCACCACACCTCTTGGGACACCATTAGCCCCTGTTGCAAATGTACCAGAAGGTGTTGCATCTGCTGATGTAATATATTCTACAGTAAAACTGGCAGAAAGATTTTCTTGAACAGAATAATTATGTAGCTTGGGGGATTTATTTATATTTGCCATTTATTCACTCCTTGAGTCGAGTTTAAAGGTCTGGTAGACCGTGAACACTCTGTTAAATGATTAGGGGGGCTAAAAAGCCCCCCCTAACATACTTAAACAGCGATGTTTAAGTCAATCTTTATATGGGGCTATTACCTCCCCAGTTTTTGATTGTTAGTTTTTACAATGGTAAAATGTCAATTACTATCATCCCTGCGAATACAGCAGTAGCGACATGAACTTTCAAATCGTCGTCGCCAGCAGTGAATTCCCATTGTGCATCATCTATTTCGGTTGCTCTGATAACATCAGTATCACCAGCCATAGTTAATGTATTACCACCAAGTACAGACGTACTGCCATTATCAATATCTAATACCGCAGCAGTTCCTGCCGTTGATATAGCATATACATCTACTACTCTGAATGAAATGGGTGTCGAGATAGTCATAGCAGGGTCATTGACCGCAACATCAGCAACATCAAATATAATTTGATTGCCTTGAATTACAGCCGTTCCCGTGCCTGCACCAGCCTGAGTTAATGTCAGTTCTGTTGCACCACCTTGAGTTCTCCACCAATTGCTTGACTTTTGCTTTTTAAATGCCATTATCTATCTCCTATTAATCAAGAGTTCCCAAAATAAGGGAACTTTGGTTAACACAAGACAATGCAGCAGAATCGTGAGCAGCGGATTGGTTCTTGTAGAACGCATCACCACTTGATTCAAGAGCATCAGCTTCAGCAAAAAAGTCAGCACGGTTGTAACCGTTGATTACAGCACCACCAAGTTCGATAGTGTTCGCATGGTCATCCACTTCAGAAGTGAAGTGAAGGTCTTCAGCGACAGCTTTACCAACTGCATTCTTACCGAATACAACTGCATTACGAACTCTTGTAGTTCCAGAAGCCAATGTTACGGCAGAGTCATCAAACCGTTTTGCAACAGTAGAGCCAAAAAAGTAACCAGCTTCATCCCATTCACGGATTCCGACAATATCTTCATAGATAGCGAAACCAGCATAGTATCCAGCCATTCCTGTGAGTTGAGGCATTTTAGAACCGCCTGAACCCATATAGCCAAATCGCTGTGCCTGTTCGTAGTCAGAATCAGTTTGCAGTGAAGCAAGCTGTGCCGGATGCATAACAATGCACCAGAATCTGTTACCATCAGCAGTTTCCATCTGAGGAATTTTAAGAGACATACATTTAACACGCAGTTCCCGTAAAATATCAGCAGACATAGCCGTATCACAAGTAGCATCTCTGGAAGCAGTATTACCAAGCGCACCATCAAGGTTTGCATTGGTCTTCGTGTATTTTTCCGTACCGACAGCCGTTAATACAGCACCGTCGTTAATGTACCAGTTTGGGTGGTATCTGCGAGCAAGACCTAAACCATCGGATGCTGTACCAGCGGAAAGATTAGGCGATACACCTTCATAGAAGGTTTGAAATACCGCTTGATTTTCCCATTTGGTAAACCATCGTGCAAGTTGTGGTCTCGCTTCGTCCATCAGTTTAAAGACTTTTTGGCGTTGTTCGCTCATAGAACCAGACTTTTTCATAACCGCTTTACGAGACTGATTACAGTACGCACGCAGCCACTTCATAGCTTGGTCTTCACCTGTGCCTTTCAGAACTGTATCACCATATACTGGTGAGCCAGATAAATCAGAAAGGAAAGGAATGAGCATATTGTCCCGACCCTGAGCGACATAGTCGTTCAGAACTTCAATGGGATTCCCAGAAGGAGAATAAACGGGGTTGCCGTTATCGTCCTGTGAGATGTCCACATTTCCAGAGAACTTAGCCCAGAAAGTATTAAACCAGCTTTCTTTTCGTAGCAGAGAGTTTAGAATTTCAACATTTGCAATCCAAGTTTGTGAGGATTCCATTTGTTAATCTCCTGTGTTTTAAGTTAACTATTTAACTGTCCATAGAGCTTCTGAAGTTCATCCACTGAAAGATTGTCGAGAGTGCTTCGGAGTTCTTTCCTATTCATGTCAGCGACACGAATAAGTTTAGCGTTCTTGCCTGTACCACGAACATCGACCTTTTCAATCTGCTTGGCTGAAGCATTTTGAATGTCTTGTCTGGCTTTACGCTCTCCTGACATCTGGTAGTTCTTTGCTACCTTCTCTACCCCAAATTCATCAATCATGGCTTTGTGGTAGGCTCTCTCGGTTAACAGCCCATTTTCAGTGTATCCCTTCGCTCGCTCACTGACAGCAGTAAACTCATCATCAGATACCTCAATTCCATCGTCGTTAAAGCGTTGTTTCATTGTAGAAACAAATGCTTCATTATCACGACCATTCAGCCGTGATTCGAGATGTTCCTGCGTCCGTTTATTAATCAGGTCGTTTTCCATTTCTCTTATAAGTGAACGCTGTTCGGAAACAGCATCTGCATCATAAGGGTCAACTTCATCCAATTTAGCCTTTTCCGTAGAAAGGGCTTCCTGAACATCGTTAGCAGAGAGTCGTTCCAAAAGTTCAGCTTCAGACAAATCTTCGTCTTTAGCTGTTAACTTTCGAAGTTCACCAATTTCGCTGGACTGGTCGCCAATCATCTTTTGTGCATTGACTACCATATCAACAAGGTCATCCTTCGATTTGTCATGGAACGGTGATGGTTTATTCCCATCGGTGGTGTATTCATCCGATTGTGTTAATTCTTGACTCGATTCTCCCTTTTCAGGGTCTGCATCATTCACAACATCATCTGATTCGCTGTTGATATACAGCTCACCGTCTTTTTCAATAAGTTTTACAGAAGGCTCGGTTGCTTCCTGTTCATTTGTCTTCGGTTCAAATTTATCTTCAAGTTGCTGAAGCTCTTGTGTAAGAGCAGGGTCTACCTGCACTTCGCTATTTTGGTTTTCTGCCATTTGTCTTTCCTTTATTGATTATATTACTTCTCTTTGCTCTGTATACATTTCTCAAAGCATCTTGCCTTGTGTATGTAATTTTTTCATTATAATCATTTTCAACAACTTTTTCAGGTCGAATAATAGGTATATCTATAATATCATTGAAAGGCATTATTTATTCTTTTTCCTTTTACCCCAACTCAGTGGGTTAATGTTGAATTCTTTCTCATAAAAATTCACTTTTTCTTCTAACTGTTCTCTTTGTAAAGTCTCTTCCACGATGTGCTTACCAAGTAAGTCCCCAATTTTAATATCAGCCGTGACCATCGCTTCCTCAAGGTTTCCAAGTCGAGACTCAATACGCCAATACCCATAAACAAGCATCCCGACCAGAACAAGTAACTGCCCCAACCATTTGAGATTAATGCTAACAACAGCATTATCATCAACCACAGCCCCCCTATAACTTCTTGCTGTTTTGGGTTTTTCACTCACTTCTCATTTGGTCTTTTTCTTTTTTTTATAAACCTTTGCATAGGTTGTTGTTTTTGCCGAATTACCTCTTCTAACACCTTTTTTTATTGTTTTTCCTTTTCCTTTTATTGGATGAGATACGGTATTATGAGAAATAGCCATATCATAACGTACTCTTTTTTGTTCTTCTGTTGAAGATGTATCAGATTTTTGAGTTTTTCTTTTATATTTCCCAGCCATTATTCAGCTCCTTGTCTTGCTTTGTCCTGCCCAATTTTCTGAGCATCTAATCTTAATTTTTCTTCATCTGTCACCATACCACGTTCTGTTTTCATATTGTCAAGAGTCTGTTTAGTTGTATCCAGCTCTGACTGACGTTGTGCAGCTTCGGACTGCATCTGCATGGTCTGGTCGATGTATTCGACAAATTTTTCTGAACCAGTGATTGGTGCGCTTTCTACGAGTGTTCTAATATCAACAAGTTGCGGATTGATTGAACCAATAAGATTTGCCATTGCAACCATACGGTTGAAATTATCTTCTTTCTGGGTGATATTGCTTTCACCTTCATCTAATTCGACATACAGCGACGGGTTCCTTACGTCGTTAAACACTTGCGCCCCTACGCTTAGATTCATAATTGTTTCGTTAAACTTGCCTTCTTCTTTCACTCGGATAACTCTATCCATCTCAGAATAAACGTAATTAAAATTATCCACAAAATCTTTTGCTAAAACTTTTCTTAAGCGACTTAAATTTTTAAAGTACGGGTTAATTGCAGCAGCAGCTCTCTGAACTTTCTGTTCGAACAGAACTCCAGACTCTCCACTACGGGCTGTTTCTCCTTTCATGGCTTCAGATACCAGTGATACCCTTTGTGCGAATGCCACACTGTTTTCCGCATTCAGCATAATGTCTGGCGGCAAAGATGAAGGAGAAAGTCTTTGAGGTACAATGGAAGGGTTGTTCAACTCATAAACCATGTTTGGTTGATTGCCTTTCTCCTTCAAAGCCTTAATTGTTTCTTTTTCACGCTTATCAATAAACATACCACCAGAAAGTATCTGCGTTACATAGTCCCTGACTTGAGATTTCGCTTTATTAACATCGTCTTGAATATCAAGAAGGTGGTCAACCAGTGATGTTTGTTCATTTATCTGGACGTTGTAACTATAACTCCAGACGGGAAAACAATCAAAATTAGACGTTGGCTGTTCCATATCTTCGTCTTTGACAATTAAATTTTTGAAATAAGGGATAATGGTCGTTGTATGAATCTGGTCTTTATTAAATTCCCTGACAACCATTAAACTTGGGTTATCCTTTTCAAGTTTTTTAAACTCTTTTCGTGGTATTACCATGTAATCGTTACCATCGAAAACATTTACCATTTTAATCACGACACGCTCCTGCATCTCAAGGACTCTGTAGCGGTCATTTATTTTGTCATAATTCTCAAGATTCGAAGAATAGGTCTTATCTGTCATTCTGCGGACTGTTTCAGATAGTGACTGATACCACGCTTTTGACCTTTCAACTTTCATGTTATACGGGTCAATGCTGTATTGTTCACTGATAACGTCTAAAGACTCCCAGCCTTCCTTAACCAGCCAGCGGCAGTGTGTTAAATCATAATCATTTGCTCTTGTCTCCGGGTCTACATAGACACGAAAATTATTCAGTACATCGTATTTAAAATCCAGATAGCCTTCTTCATTTATTTCCCAACTCCGTTGAATCCAGCCTCCCAGCTTTGTGGATAATGCATCTATAAATGCGATTTGCAGTTTATCTTCAAGGTCTTGTTCGTCGATAATTGCATTCCATCTGCCTTGCAGAATATCTGTAACTCCTACAGATTCCACTGTTGTCGGTTTAAATTTTGCTGTTTTGCGGTTTAATTGTTCATTACCGACGAGTGTGCTGATTATCGGTGTGATTATATTGTATTTAAGTAATGGTTTTTTATACTTGGTAGCGTTAGTTCTTTCGTCAGAAGTGTAAGAATCTCCATTAACGTACCTGACAGCCCTTTCAGAGTCTTTTCTTGCTACTTCGAATGAATCTCTGCTGTACTTCCAGCACTTTAAAACCTTGTCGGCTTGTTTGGATAGTACCCCTGCTGCATATTGCGAACCAGATGGTGAGTCGTTGTTGTATGCGTCTTTAGCCATTATGCTGTTTTCCAGTTAGTGCTGCCATCAGAATCAGACTTTCCTATTCGATAACGCCACCCTTTTTTTCTTTTTTCATATATAGCAAGGCTTGGCAGAACTTTCAAACTACCATACCTGAGAGCATCGTAGTGATGGTCATCCGCTTTGGTATCAATGTCTTCGGGGTCATTTTCTGCCGATGGTAAGTTAGGAAATGTTTCAATACATTGTAAACAATTTTCTGTAAACCGAATACGGGGAACCCCTTCGTCTGGTGTTTCCAGCCCTTCATAGACGATTTTAGCTCCAGATTTACGGTCATTATTGCCCTTGGATAAAAAGATTCCATCGTCACCATAGAAGTCTGCAGGTGAGTATAACATACCTTCTTTTTCAGAATGTTTCGTCCAATATGCGGGGTCTGCAATATCATCATCGAAATCATTTGGTTTTAATTTATAAGTTTCCCAAGTGTACTCATTGACCTTTTTTACCTGCTTGGATGCGGATAGCCCAGTCTCGGTTATTTCATCAAATATTATCATATTGTCGTCACGGTCAACCGCAGCAAACAAGCAGACAAATGGAGCCTTTGTGCCATAATCGTAAAATCTGTAAAGGGTGTGTGTATTCTTCTTGAAATGAACACCATATTGGAAATATGCTTTCGGTATAACATGATGCATGGGATTCCAGTTATCAAAATAAGTTCCAGCGAAAACATCCCACCGTCCTTCCAGCCACATGGCTCTCAATACAGGATTCAAATTTTTCAATTTTCTGACGTAATTGGGGTCATTATCCAGAAGAGTCGGATTATCAAATACTGTCGCTGGTATAAAGTGATAACTAATCCCTTCTTCGTCAATAAATGGCTTACCCGTTTTTTGATTCTGATAATAAACATCGAACTGTTCGTTATATTTCGGTTTCCCTATGGCAACAGGCGGGCAGCGGTCAATAAACTTGCGTTTTAACCATATGTGACCAATATTGCCGGGATTGGATGTTAAGCATATCTGCGGCTGCAGTAGCTGATTGTCGGTACGAGCCGACGTTGACAGCTCTTCTATCCAATCTTCTGGAAATTGATTCGCTTCATCAACCCCAATGAAATTATAGTTACCACCAATGTAGTTATCCAAAGCCCTTCTGTCTTGGCAATGAACCAGATAAATCTTTGCCCCACTGGGGAACACATAGCATTTATTTCTTTCCTGCCAGTTCGCCCCGTACAGCTTATACAACTTATCACATTCCGGCTTTAAGTTCCTTTCCAACTGGGGAAATGTCCTTCTCATCAAAATCCCAATGTAATCAGCAAAATCAATCGATACAGCATCTACAACCGTTTTAACAGATTTACCTTCTGCTTTTAAAACTTCTACCTGTTCTGGCTCTATCCTGCGCCTTAAACGCTCATAATGGTATGCCCTCGGTACTAACGCTGCCTTCCATGCCAGCATCAGTGATTTACCACCACCCCTCGCTCCACCGTAGAATATCCAGTTCGAAGTAGATTTTAAAAACTCTGTCTGCTTACCCCTGTGTGGTCTGAATTTGTATTTAGAAATCACGTTCCCTCTGCTTATCCGATTCCTGTACGAATGCCCTGCTCGAACCCTTTATGGAACTATTGTTGTTCTGCTCTGCCTGCTCCCAAGAACGAACAGCAGCTTCCCAATCCTTCATCTTGTTCTTGCCTACCATCCAACCCTTAGATTCATAAAAAGATATGAATCTCTTAGCATTAACCGAATTACTTCTTTCTTTGCAATATTTAACGACTTCATTTTCATTTGGAATTTTAAACACCTTTCTTTTTATTTGTTTAATCTTAGTATTAAAGACTTTATCTTTATCTTTGTCTTTGTCTTTAGACCCTTCCATTTCTTTGGATGACCCTTGCATGACCCTTACATGACCCTTGGTAGGGTCATCGATGGGTCTAAACAAATAACTATACTTTTCTATGCGTTCATAGACGGACTTATGCACTCTATTACTTAAATTCAATTCATCAGGATGTGACACTTTATACTGAAATTGTATAAACTTCGGTATAAACCATTTACCATTTTCCAAATATTCAATCCTGCTTGAAAATGTTTCCATTAACTCCGTCTCATCCAATTCTTCACCTACAAATATACTCATTATGTCTATATCTGGGTCAAAAAATCCAGCATGGTCACACTGACTAATCAAATACCACCATGAACTCTTATACTTCGGGGATAAACTACGAAACCACTTCTTCTTCCATATATCTGTATCAAAGTATCTCTTTGCCATCTTTGTACCTCTCTCTTTCTCTGTATGTGTTACTATCTGACTTAATACGCTCAATCAACTCCTGCCTTGTAGCTGCTTCCGCTATCGTAATATAACGACCAGACTTAGTCCTCTTCTTGGCGTAAAACTTTGGCTCTCTCTTCTTTTCCATTACTGTTTAACCATACCATTACATCTTCTAATTTATACCTGATTAACTTACCGCCACCATTCGTGTTATTAATAGCTGTCGGTATCGGATTCTCCTGATTACGCCACTTATATATACACTGACGGGATACACCAAGAAATTCACATAACTCACTCGTCTTTAATAATTTTACCATTACTAACCTTCTTTTATGTCCTTATGAGCAAAACCTGCTCCCAAGGGACTGTCCAATTTATCCATACTTTTTCGTAACTCTAAATCCCAATCTGGCTCTGGTGGGTCTAAATCCTCACCACAGTCTAAACAAATTAATGACTCCGAAGCATTGTTCTCAACCTCCTCTGGCTGGTACTCCGTGTTAAGATGCTCGCAAAAACTGCCATCATTACTTAGTAAATTAATGTATAACGGATTCATCTCACCCATGTGAGAACCAGCTATGTTAAACTCAAAATACTCCTCTGCTTCCTCAAAACTCATATCCTTCCCTAACTTTTCCAACATCTTCATCCTGTCATATACCAACCGACCATCACCATCTACACCAACTATACAATCATCGTAACCATCTACCTTTAATGCCGTTTCATTACCGAATACCTCAACTATCTCTTTAATATTTAATGTCATCTAATCATCTACCCCCTTATTATGCCAAAAGGCTCCCGTCTCATTACGGAGTCGCCTTCTCTTTAAATCTCGCTCATCCTTTGCTATTAAGGCTGCTCCACATACTAAAAATGCGAAGACAAAACCCATAACGAAACCAATAGCGAACTTTATCATGCTCTATCTTACACATTATCTGTAATCTTTGTCAACCTGTTTATTTTACCTGAAATATAACAATGGGGACTATATAGATGACGAGCCGCCCCGCCCCGTGGACTGGGTGGTCACCGACGACACATTTATTTATTTATGCACGGGTGTCACCGACTGTGAATCACCCTGATTCCATGCCATGATGACCGAGAGTGACCATATAATAGGGTATCCAACCTTCTCTCGACGAGAAACACCATAACATATTAGGTAAATTGTTATACAAATCACCTCCCGTGACCCTGTATTCGCTCTCCATTCTTTAGATGGTGGACGAGCCATAGGGATATACACTTATAATCCCCTCTCCTCCTTGGTATCAGATACGGATTGGAATTTCTTCTCTCTATGTATGTAAATGATATAGATATTGGTACAAACCATACAAATATTGTTAAAATCCTTGTCGTGAAGCCCATTAATATATCATTATATGTAAATATGTTATTGGAAACAGTTGTAATCTTTGTATATTGTGGGGCGGAATTAACCGCATTTAACATGGAGTCAGAAATGAGAAACTACAAAACACAATCAGAATATGTCCTGCATTCGTCAGAACTCAGTGTCTTACTGAGCAGAGCAGGGGAATTATTCTCTACACTTCCAAGGGGTCATGCAATAGTGTCTGATGTAAATGGTGGTGAATTTTATGGTATAGAATCAGGTAAGTATTACCCGACCAAATTGTTACTTCGTCTTAACAGATTGATACAGACTGAAGGCAAGTATGATTGGATTCAATGGCATTCAACCTATGATGGTCTATCATATCATGTTGGTCATGTATGCTCAAATGATTACAGATTCATTCACGACATTAGTAGTCTTCCTAAGAGTGCTACAGTTACGCTTGACCCGGTCATAGTCGAAGACCCTGCAATCACCGAAGGTGAAGAAGATGCCGTAGAAAGATACTTTGGGGCTGATGCGAAGGTTAACTGACGAGAGTTCAATACTCGAAACGGGGACTCGTTCCCCGTCTTAACCAAACATGGAGTAAAAAATGAGTAAAAATAATCACCGAAGTTTCACCTGCACATTCTCATCACTGGGCAGTTATCTTACTTACACATTCTACATCAACCTGAGTACAGGTTACTACGAGATTGAATCTCTCTCGGGTGTAGTGAAGGATAGTGGTCATACACTCGGAGAGCCGTCATGGGAATCATCTCAGGGAATTATAGGTGAGTTTGTGTATCAATCTACTAACAATAGTCAAACATGGAGTTCAAAGTGAATAAAGCAAAATACAATCAAATCTGCAAGAGAATCAATGACCGGATTCTGGGCTTTCTGAAGGATGGAATAGTCCCTTGGCAAAAGCCTTGGAGTGGTGGCAAGTTCAATGCACCTCGGTCTGCATCAACTAACAAGGTTTATCGTGGCACTAACCTGAGTTTACTTGGCTGTGCCGGATATGAATCACCTTGGTGGTTAACCTTCGGTCAGGCTAAGAAATTAGGTGGTCAGGTCAAGAAGGGTGAGAAGTCATTTCCTGTGAGTTACTGGAAGTTTTACCCGTCGGAAGACTGTACTGGCTATTATGGTACATCTGGTGGCTGTTCTGGTGGCAGTTGTGGTAAATGCCGTGGTACTGGAACGTATAAACAATTGCCATCTCTCTTCTCATTCAACGTATTCAATGCGAACCAATGTGAAGGTCTTCCAGAGAAGTATTATCCCGTGATTGAAGATGACGACGATGTGAGGGATTTCAGTCCTGTAGCTGCTTGTGAAGAGATAGTCGCTAATTATCCATCCAAGCCAGATGTGTTCCATGACCAGAACGATAGATGCTATTACACTCCTGCGAAGGATGAAGTACACATGGTCAAACCAGAGAAGTTCATCTCTGACGAAGAATACTATTCAACATTCTTCCATGAGTTAGTTCATTCCACTGGTCACAAGAAAAGACTGGCAAGAGAAGGTGTTACTGGTCTGAATTTCTTCGGCTCACATGAGTACAGCAAGGAAGAGTTGGTTGCTGAACTTGGTTCAACTTACTTGTGCGCTATTGCAGGGATTGACAGAAGTTCAGTCATCCAGAACAGCGCAAGTTATATCAAATCATGGTCGTCCAAATTAGCCGAAAATGAAGATTGGATTGTCTGGGCAGGGTCAAGGTCGGCTAAAGCCTGTGACCACATCCTTGGTACTGAATTCGTAGCCAAGAAACCAACCTTGCATAAATCTAAAAACAGCGAAGTATATCTGGTAGGGTAGTATGGTAGATGGGGGAGTTCGAATCTCCCCCTACCCACTGTGACAATTAAGTCACTATCAACACATGGAGTAAAAAATGAGAACATTAATCAAAGCCGTATCAAGAGTAGTGACAGCACAAGCAGGTAGTTGCTGTAGGTGTAGGTTTCCTCTGGAAGATGAGTATGGCAAGTATGAAGGCTATGAATCCCACGATAACTGGGAGCTATGGCATCAAGTTCACGACAACATCAACTTCGAGTATTTCCTGAAGTGTACTGGTTGTGGGTATGAACTGGCAAAACAATACTGGAAGGATTCTGACGGGACGTTTGTGGACTACACTGATGGCATAGCAGATGGATTCTGGAAAACGCCAACAGTAGACTCTCGGAATTTCCCAAAGCGACTTACTGAACGGGAAGAACTCGAAAAGCAACATGGTCAGGTCTGGAATACCAAAGAGCTACAGAAGGACTTTACAGTGCAGGGATTCGCATCACCTTGTGTTTTGGTGACTCGCAAGAGTGACGGAACCAAAGGCACATTGGAGTTCATCCATCAGCCGAGGTTTTACTTCGATTTTGTTGCAGGTTAGTATATATATAATAAGCGCAGTATGGTACTGGTCAGGTTCGATTCCTGCCCTGCGCTCTGTAGCATGGTGCTACTAATTGAAAATAACATGGAGAAATAAAATGAGTACATTCACCACTTATTATAAAATTCCAGAAGGATATTCTATAATAAAAGAATATTATATCGGGAATATAAATGATGCAAAAAAACAAGTGGAAATTTTGAAAAAGGAGTTTCCTAACAATAAAATAAACCGCAGGAATGGTTCAATTTTTGTATTAAACAAGGAGAAATAAAATGAAAATAAGCACAAAAATAAACTGGGTTCCACTGGAGAATCTCAGCGAAAGAAAACCAAATGAAATAAACTGCTGTGATTTCATGCACATGGGCGCAGTGGGTGACATCAACCTGTACAAGAGCATAGCCACCAGACGTTACATCAACATAGATACTGATGGCGGCTACTGGAATTACCATAGAGGCACATACTGGCAGATTGACGAAAGGACTGCGCTCAGGAGAGTGATATGAAGTATAGTAAAAAAGCCAATATGCATACACCTGAATCAAGGCGTTTGAAGTATTGCAAGGGCTGTAGGAGTGTTTGGGAACTTGGTCTCGATGGTACGCAGTTGAAGTACAAACACCTACCTACCTATGGTCTATATAGATTGCAATGTGAATCATGTGATAATGAGTCCTTGCATGGTAACGTAAACAATAGTAAACTAAGTAACCTTAAACATGGAGATTAAAATGAAAAACACAATAAAATCATGGGGACGTAAACTTGCTAATACTTTTGTTCGCAAGGGAACCAACCGAAGAATACATATAACCACTGGTAAACAATTTGGCAGTGTAAACAAGGCGACAGTATTTGTTGCATTCACTAACGATGGTGAGCTTAACATACAGGTGTTAAGGCATCTGGATGATTCTGGTGAAAAGAAATGGGAACAGCTTTTAAGGACTAATCTTAACACTTTTGCTGAAGGTGGTGAGTGATGACTATCTACGAAATCAAAAGACTGACCCAAGATACAGCCCCGTACTTTTTCAGCAGGGATACAATGAGATTCTTTGGTCAAACACTGAAAGACTTCAGGATTAAAAAACAGGCTGATGGTCGCTACCGGGTATCTGCATCAAGCGGTGATAACTGGGATGGCGACCATGAAACAGTACGCTTTTTCAATCCTGAAAATAATGAACTCGAACTATCATAACATGGAGAACAAAATGACTATAAACATAAATAAAACCCTTCGTGATTCTGACCTGTATTCAAAGATGGGTCAGTACGATGCTTGTGGCATAGCTGAAGGATGGTTGCCGTCTGATACTCAGGAACAGGTACTGGTCGCATGGCAGATACTGGTTGATACAGGAATGGCATGGACGCTACAAGGTTGGTTCGGTAGAGCTGCAACTGACCTGTTGGAGCAGGGACTGATACAGAAAGGTGACAAGAGTGCCTACACCAAATCTCGTTTTCAGAAAGGAGTTGAATAATGAAAAAACACATTACAACACTGAAACATAACTTTGCAAGATACCAGTTGCACAGTGGGAATGAAAATCCAAACAATCTTGTTTTGATTGATACAGTCACAAACAAAGTTTTTAAAGTTGTTGAGATTTTAGAACAGTATGTTTCAAACTTAGAATCTTCAAAAGACACATCAGAGTGAATAACGAGCAAATTTGCTCCATAACAGCCGTTTGGGGCGGTTACCCTACCTTGGTCGGGACTCCGCATAAAACCGTCCCTTGCGGCAAATTTAAAAGGATTAAAAATGACTAAAACAAAATATCGGATATATCAGGTTGCCAGTACTCACCCCGGCACTTATGGATTTGTAGGTGAATGTGGTAAATATGACGATGGATGCACAGGCTCGGCTGATTATATGAGGAAACATGGTCGTGGACTTTTACCCCTTTGTAAAAATTGTAAAGAAAAAGAAGAGAAAAGGAGTTTGAAATGAATTTATATTTAGTAGCAAAAGGTGGGGATTGTTCAAATGGTGCGATGGGTAATTCCAATGATGCAATTCTGGTTGAAAGTAAGCATTATGATTTAGTTAAAAGATATTTACATTCACAACTTAGTTTTGAGATGGGAGTTTCTATATCTGACACAGAAGGCAAACTTTGTAGCCAAGATGTGATTGACGAATACTGGGATTTATTAGATGAATTATCAAAGGCTAATATATTTAAGCATAAATATCATTGCAGAACCTACTGGACTTTAGTTTCAGAAAATGGATTAGAAGACCATCAGCCAGTATCAATCGATGATAAACTTGTGGAGTTTAAGCAGTGACTGTTCAACCAGTAAAAGATATGAACCAGATTTCGAATATGATTCGTATACTGGAGAGAAAGGGAAACAAGCGTGACCCGTTGCTGTTGAGATTTGGATTGAATACAGGACTGCGAATCAATGATATACTACGGATGAAGGTTAAGTATATATTTAATCCAGATGGTACATTGAAAGAATATCTCGACCTGTTCGAGAGCAAGACTATCAAGCGCAGGAACAGAAGGCTGAAACAGATTAAGCTCAACAGCGTTATCCGTCCAGAACTGGAATCATATGTTAAGTTTTATGGGCTTGAGCCAGAAGACTGGATATTCTTTTCCTTGAGAGACCCGGCTAATCCACTTGACAGAATCAGGGCATACACTCTTCTCAGGGATGCTGCTGAGAAATCAGGAGTAAGTAAATTTGGGACTCACAGCATGAGAAAAACTTTAGCATATAATATATATAAGAAAACAAAAGACTTGGCTCTGGTCATGCGGATACTCAACCACAGCGACCCAGACTATACGCTTCGGTATATCGGCATTGTCCAACATAATCTTGATGATGCCTACGAAGAATTTTCAATTGATGCGTAAATTTTGTAAATTATAAGATGGATAAAGACAAAGCAGCTAAAATTAAACAGAAAGTTAACCTTGCCAAAAACGAAGGCGAGATTAATTTTGTTAAGGAACAGGGCAAGGCATTGGGTCTTGCTGTGGACAACATGAAACCACTGGAACTCAATGAACCAGTGTTTGATGGTGAGCCATTACTCTCAAGAAAGAACGGCAAATATAGAATAGATGAAAAGCATTTTGCATTGATGTTTTTGGAAGCGTTCCAGAATGAAGACAAAATTACTGGTGAACTGGCTCCGCTATTTACAAGAGTTGAACAAATGATTGGGATACCGAAAAGCACTCTCGGTGACTGGTGGAGAAACCGTGAAGATATAATGTCCCAGAGAGCCACGGTGTTACATCAGGGCTTAAATTATGTATCTACTGCTATGATGGTAGAGATGATGCGAATGGCTCAGGCTATGGCTACTATTGATTATAAGGAAATGGTAAACGGCAAACCACAGGATATGCATAACTTTATCAGCCTGTTTAATACTATGATTAATAAGTTTAGATTGCTAAACAATCAATCAACATCAAATGTGGCTCATGCCCATGAAGTCGAACTGGTAATTCCTGATTAAAACTTGCAACCAGTCGTAAACTAACGTAACTTATTGGTAACCATGACGGAGTTTTAAATGAAAAAGAGAAAGAACATTGACGGCAATTTTCGTGGATGGGAAGATATATTTTTTATCAAAATCAAAAAAGGTTTAAATAAGTTTTTCGAATCACCATTTAAGAGAGGGAAAAAATGACCTACCGCAAAGCACCAAAAAACTATGATGAATGGCTGTCGGACAGACAGCAGAACCCAAGCATCGGAGCATCCCAGTCAGCAGCAGTCCTTGGAGTACATCCTTGGATGACAGCAGTTGAATTGTGGAATGAACTGGTTAACGGATTTCAACCCAAGGAAGATAACCTTGCAATGTATTTAGGCAGGGAGATGGAACCCATTCTGAGAGATTTATTCTTTCGGGAGACCGGACTGAAGGTGAAACAGGACAACAAGATTCGGATACACGGAAATAACCCTTTTATTACCACCAATTTAGATGGCATGGTTGTGGGTGAAAAGGTTCCTGTTGAGTTCAAGACTACAGCCCAGAAATGGGATGGTGAGATTCCAGACCATTATTTTGTGCAGTTACAACACCAGATGATGGTGACGAATGCACCTTATATTTATTTTGCATCTCTCTCTCTTGGATTCAACAAACAGATGATTATTGAAAAATACCACCGGGATGATAAGTTCATCAATAGCCTGATGGATACCTTGGTAGAGTTCTGGAAGATTAATGTGGAAGGAAATGTAGCACCTGAATGCCAGACCATTGGAGATGCAAACCTGTTGTACAGCACCGTTTCGGAAGACGAGATATTACAGGCTGATGATAGTATATATAATATAGCCGTCCAGTTAAGGGCTTGTAACAGCCGAAAATCAGAATGCGACAATGAGATTAAGGGACTCAAGCTGCAACTAATGACTGCCCTCGAAGAAAAGCAGGTACTGGAATACAATGGTCACCAACTGGCAACTTGGAAGAAAACCAAGGACAGGGAACATTTTGATAAGAAATCATTTAAGCATGACCATCCAGAGATATATTCTAAATATGTTTCTATGAAGGAAGGGAACCGAAGATTCGTACTAAAGAAGGAGTTGTAAAGTGGGAGAAACAAAAATTAAACGCTATCCTTCGGGAGTAAAATGGCAAACAACTCACTACAAAGATGGCAAACAACATGGATTAAGTACACAATGGTATGAAAATGGGAATAAGCGATTTCAATTCAATTACAAGGACGGGGAATTGCATGGATTATTTACTCGGTGGTATGAAAACGGAAGTATTCGGTGTCAATGTAATTACTATAATGGCAAGCGATTATGGATAAACGGAGAAACAAAAATGAAAAAAAGAGAAGATGAAGGAAAATTACTTACAGGAAATGAAATATCAAAAGATTCAAGAATTACTGATAAATATGTTTTTAGTGTAGTCTATTTGGATGAGGAAACAGGCGAATTTATAACGGATAAAGAATATATGTACGAATCTGACCATAATGAAATTATGAGTGCCTTAACAGATATATTAGAAATAACAGATTTAAGAATAGGGGAAGAAGTATTAACTGATAATTTTTTGCTTAATTTAAAAGAAAAAGAATGGTTTATTCAAAACTCAAAATATGATGATGAATCACCACATAAATCAGTACATCTTCGCCTCATTTTTCACTCAACATAAAGGAGATAAACAATGACTGATACAGAACATCTAATAGCAATACAAACTCGATTAGAAAGAATCGAAAGATTATTAAAGAAAGAACATGAAGATGATATTTATATGACGATTGCAGAGGCATCTCATTTCACAAGGTTTAGTGTTTCTACATTAAGAAGATGTGTTGATTCTGGAGAATTGGCTTATACAAGAAAAGGTGGTCTTGGTAATGGAAAACTGATATTCAAAAAATCATCTTTAACAGAATGGTTAGGAAAATAATAAAGGAGACATATAATGACTGAATTACAAAAAGCAAAAGAAAGGTCAAAGGGACTGACAAACAATCAGACCAGTCTTAAAGAGACCATCAAAAGCGGTGATTTCTATATCCAGATAGCCAACGCTTTACCACAGGGTAACCTGTCTGCGAAAAGATACATATCTGCTTGCCTGACAGCTCTGGCGGTACAGCCCAAGCTGATGCAATGTAAACCATCTTCGGTACTTAAGTCGATGATGGAATCAGCAAGGTATGGATTAGAGCCAAACTCACCATTGAGCGAAGCTGCTCTTATACCCTATGGTCAGGAATGCACTTTCCTGATTGAGTACCGGGGCATGATGAAATTGGCTTGGAATACTGGGCTGATTAAGTCACTGGACTATGACAAGGTCTGCGAAGGGGATGAGTTCGATTACTCAAAGGGTAGCAATGGGCTGTCCTTTCACCATCGACCAAGCCTATCAGCAAGCCGGGGTGAAGGTAGTATATATTATGCTTATGCTGAATTAAAGCATGGTGGTACAGCCTTTCAGGTAATGACCCGTGATGACATTGTCGCCCATGCCAAACAGTTTAGCCGTGGATACTCATCAAAATCCAGTCCTTGGCAAACAGACTTTGATGCTATGGCATATAAGACCGTCATTAGACAGCTTTGTGACAAGAAGCTGCCAAAGTCTACTACCGAGAATGGCATCCTGATGAATGAAGCAGCTCACATAGATGATTTTGTTGAAGAGCCAAGGCATACGGTGATGCAGGAGAAAGAACTGGAAGTTGTGGACATAGATACAAATCCAGAAGTTTCGAGCAGTACACCATTGCCAGAATTTGATGACAGCTTTGACCCTGCCGAATTATTTCCGCAGGACGAAGATTAGCACCGTTGGTTACGCAACCACAACTACTACCTATCAAGCGTAACTTCCCAAACGGTGTTGGGAGGGCAGACGACTCCATGCGTTTGCCCTCCATTCCGAGGATTGTAAGATGAACAAAATCACAACTGAGATGGTCGAATATTTCGTGGAAGACAAGTATAAAAATGCTATTAAAGTGATTCTTGAAATTGCCAACAGCTACAAAGACAATAGCCCTTGGACTCCTGATATTTTAATATCTGACATTAGACAAACGTGGAATAACCGAAAAAATAAGGAATTAAATAATGGCTGATAAATATGTAACAGAAAACAGGTCGGGACTATGGATTAATGACCGTAAAACTGATGATTGGATGGATGATTTTAATGGTAAGATATATGTACCCAAAGCCGGTTGGCACTGGATAGGAGCCAAAGAACAGGACGATGATAACAAACCTGCGCTGAAAGTAGAACTCCGTCCTATGACTTCTGACGAGATTGACAAGTATTGTTCTGATTATACTGTCCTGACTAAAGAACAGGCTAAAGAAAAGTGGTCTAAAAAAGAACCAGCAGCCACTAAAAAAACAGAATCTGAAGACGACGACCTTCCCTTTTAATCAAACCCTAAGATGGGCTATAATCCTAAATTCGATATTGACCTTGATTTTGGTGAAGTCCATGAACGTGGGCTTAAAAAACTATTTGAGAAAACAGGTGGTAAGATTGAAGTCAAAACAGAGAGAGGCAAGTGGTACGACACTGGTAACATAGCGATTGAAATTAGGTGTCGTGGTAAGGAATCTGGGCTATCAGTCACAGAAGCTGATTGGTGGTTTCATATCCTTTCAATCGATGGCAAGGTCAAAGGTATGCTTGTGTTTACAGTTGACGAATTGAAAAATATAGTGAAAGGTATGATACGGAATGGAACTATCCGAAAAACGATGGGTGGAGATGACAATGAATCAGAATTATATTTATTGCCCATTGGAGAATCTGCTGATTCAATTGGGAAATTCTTTTGATTAATATATACAAGATTGAAATCACTGGCAGTAAACCAAAGCCACAGCAAAGACATCGACATACACGGGCAGGATTTACATACGACCCGTCAAGTAAACACAAGAAAGACTTTATTGCTCAAATAGGGTCAAAAGCTCCTAAACAGCCCCTTAAAGGCGACATCTCATTAAAAGTGACCTTCGCTATGCCTTATGTGAAGAAACATTATAGAACTGGTAAGTATTCTGGCGAATTAAAACCGAATCCACCATATGAATATGTAATCAAACCGGATATAGATAATCTGTTAAAGTTTATTATGGATTCCGGCAACAAAATATTATGGGTAGACGATTCCCAAATCTGGAAAGTAGAAATGGAAAAGGTTTACTCAGAAATTCCATCAACCACAATAGAGATAGAGGAAAAATGATATACTTCATACAATCTTTAGATAAGATAAAAATTGGATACACTTCAAACAATGTTATGGAAAGAAAACGAGGCATGGAAACGGGCAACCCTCATGGCATGATTGTTATAGGTCTTGTAGATGGCGATAAAACACATGAGCATAAAATTCATTCAGCATTAGATGAATATTGCGCATTTGGTGAGTGGTTTTTTGATTGTAATGAAGTTAGAAAGTATATAAGCGATATATTAAATGGGAAAAAAGTTGTCAAGTATAAGCAACGCATGATGAATCCGAACTGGGAGATTGACACACCATTCCAAGAGAAAGAAATATCAACATCTAATCCCGAATGGTTAGATGATTTTATTTCGAATAATGTGAATAAATCTAAAGAATTATCTGATATATCAGTAGGAATAAGAGATATAGAAATAAAAATATGTCACCTATTAGCAGATAAAAAAAACTTAGAACTAAAGTATTTAAAAACAGTAAAAAATTGAAACGGAGAAATAATGAGTGATTTTAATATCGTAGAAAACCCGATTGTCGAGAAAGAAAACTATAAAATTAATAACCCAAAAATCATTGCAAAGATAAATAATGATTTGCTTAATGGTAATCCGTTTCATTATCTCTTTACAGGAGCTACTGGTTCTGGCAAAACATTCTTAGGAACTACAGTTGTCTTGCGCTGTAAGGAGCCTTGGGAAATGGTGTCCTGTATGAAGCATTACCGGGAACATATCGGATACATGGCATCTGACTATACAGACAAAATGGATGCTGACAGAAAGAACGATAATAAATTCAGCACTAAGTGTTTAATGCTGGACGACCTTGGAGATGAAAAACCAAACACTCCTGCATCCCATGATTATTTCAGTGGGCTTTTAGAAAAGAGACATCTATATATAAAAAGAAACCCCTGCAGCAGAACTATCATAACTACCAATTTCCATTCTCAGGAATTGATTGATATTTACGGCTCCCGTGTATATGATAGATTATGCGAACATTATACTATATGTAAATTCAAAGACCATTCCTTTAGAAAGGCAGGGCTTGAAGTCATAGAAGGCTGACAAATAAAAAAGGGGCGACCATCAGGCTGCCCCCTTTTTTTTCCCGAAGACGTAAGAACGAGCCTTACAAAGTTATAGTTTCCTGATAAGCTGGCAAAGTTATAGTTTCCTGATAGGCTGGCAAAGTTTTCATCATTTCATCTTTTAAAATTTCTAAACGAGACCTTTTCAGTGCATCGATAACAGGTTTGTATTTCATAGCGGCATCTTCTGGTGATAAATCTGGCTGCAATGATTCAAGTAAACCTTGGTATAAATCGTAACCCAGAAGAATCCTGTAATCCTCATATAACTTCTCAGGTATATCATACTTTTCACCATCAATCGTTACCGTGTCTTCGGGGATTGAAGGATAATAACCAATCCTTTCCAGCTCTATTTCCACAGGGTCTTTTGTTGCTGTGCGCCATTTGAAAGGCAGCCACTGTCTTAATACACCGCCTTCCAATGTTATCTCTTTACCCCATACATTCATTCTTGGTTTTAACCTTAGTGTACCAAACGGGATATTCTGTGCAAATGCATCAGACAGTGTTTTAATTTCTCTTACCTTGGCATCATCTTCCATGCCAACTTCAATACTTCTATTGATTGAACGCCAGAATGAAGAATAAGGTACAAAAGTAGCACCGAACCTTTTAAAAATATTTCTTCGCTTTCCATGTCTATTAAACATATCTGATAGTCCACTTAACATACTTGAATCAATCAGATTCTCGTATATCCTATCAGCCAAGGCAAAAAACAATTCAGATACTTCTTCAATTTCATCTTCTTTAAATTTTTTCATCTGTTCTGCCACAATGGTTGCCGTAGCAAGAACCATGTTAAACGGTTCTATTCTTCTGTACTGCACCCACTCATCACCAAATCGTATTGCCCAAGGCAGTTTTCCAAGTTCGTAGAACTGTTCTCTCTCCTTCTTGTTTTCTGGGGCTGCTCCAGTAAATCTATCTTCATCATATTCTGCTATAAGAATTGCTGCGATAACTGTTCCAATCAAGTGTTTAGCTATAAGGTCACTGGCTGAGTTTTTATATCCTTGATTTGTGCCTTTGTAAAATTCTTTATTCCTGACAAGACCTAATACTGGCGTATGCTCCCAGCCCCGTTTGAATATATTCGATAATGTGTTTACAAATGGAACAAAAAACCGCCCAAGCCATATTTTTGACCTTCCTTCGGCAATCAAAGCAGTAACCTTATCTGGATTATCCATAAACGTAGTATATTTTGCATAATCTTTTGCATCATTAATCATGCCTGTAGTTGGATTCTTTCTTAATTCAATTTCTTTATCCGTGGCTTCCTGACCTTTCAATCCTTCCTTCTTGACCATGCGCTTGGAAAGAGCATTTATCTGGGCATCAAACGCTATGCTGTTTGCCCAAACATCCATTGCCCTTAAAGCACGACCCACCATACTCATGGCTGGCGCAATGTCTCTTAAAAATTTCTTTGGAGAACGCTCGAATGCGCCAACGGAACCGCCCATATCTAAATCCCATTTGGTCTCAAGGTCAAGAGGTGTCTGTCCTGTGGTAATAACCTTTCCTGCTCTTTTTGCACCTGCTTTCCAACCTTTTCCCATACCAGCCATCATTGGCACAATTTCACCTACGAACCGCTGCCGTTCCTTGCCAGTAAATTTTGTTATTAATGCATCTATCCCACCAGACAAAGCCCTGAATGGCACTTGATATGTTCCCCACAATGTATTGCTGATAATATTAACCAAATGGGTAGGAACACCAGACAAAATAGAATTGTACCAGAACTCATATACATAATCCATAAGCAGTGGGTCACCAAGTCTTTTAATGAACCTTTCCACTTCCAATGGGTTTTCCATATTCAGATTCTTAAATTCTTCGATTTCCCGTTCATTCATATTACGAGATAATTGCGACCAAGCTCTTGCCATCCTCTGCTCTGATACTTGACGCTTAAATATATTTAACGCTCTACCAACTTCTGAAGTGACATCATTTAATAGCTTGAATACATCAATGTAATAATTTTCTACAGCCCTTAATGCAGCAGCATCACTGCCAGTTTCAGACATCTCTTTTAATCTATATATACCATTGACAGCTATTTGCCTTAGTGCGTCTATCTCTGCTGATTTTAGGATGCCGTGCTTTTTTCCTTTTTTCATCATCTTGATAGCTGACTTATAATCAGACAAGATTTCATCTCTTATTCTGCCAGTCTCATCCCAAGTTACTTTTTTCTTGGGCTGCAATTTGCCCAGAGCCACTGCAAATGATTTTAATGCATCGTCCAATACGAGCTTGTCAAGATTGACAGAGCCTGCATATATTGGTGGCTTTTTACCTGTGCGCTGTCTTATTTCTTCTGCTTTTGCTTCAGCACCACTGAGCGCATCAGTATTAAGACTCTTCAGGTCTTCGTATATTTCTTCTGTTTTCTTTTTCTGGGCAATCTCGTCTCGTCGCTTTCTCTCTTCACGAAGACGTTTTTGCTCTGGGGTGAGCTTCTTTAGTTCGTAGGTGGGTAGTTTGGATGAGTGGGTTTTACCCCATTGTGCATCTTCTTTTCTTATGCTTGATGCAATACGGTCTATTTCTTTGGTGGTCTCCCTGAGACTATTACTGTCGTTCCTGTATCTAAGCCGAGCTTTCTCTGCTCGGCTAATGTCAGACTTGGAAAATCCTTCGAGGATATCCCCGACTTCCTTTCTTCCTTTAACCGCTTGCGAAATTCTTTTCTTAGTGCCTCCAATCTGGCTTTGGAGTTTCTCGATGTGCCTTCTTGAAATTTCATTTTTTAAATCCTTTATGTAATTTGCGTATTCGGGTTGTTCAATATAATTAGAAATATAGGTATTATCAAAGAACTTTATGTCAACTTTGTCACCCAATACAGTCTTCAAAGCAGAGCTTAAAATGTGTTTGTCTGGGGCAGTCATTGTGAAATCTTCATTGAAATGCGGATTGACATCAACAACAGTTCCATTTGGTACTTTTTTGATATTGAAACTAAATTGCAATCCACTTTCTTTATTTAATAGATTCTCAATTACTTCTATGTCCTTACTGTCTATGATGCCTTCATGTTCAATCAGTGCTGAGTGTGTGTCTGGTGCTTTACTTGCTTCTGCGTTTGTGAAAGAGCTTGCAGCCATTGCTGCTTGTTCCAATTTATCTCCCAACAATGCAAGCATTTGATTAGTTTGATTACCATCTAATGCGTAAACACCTTTTGGAGTAAATTTTGTAACAAGTGGTATGCGAATATTAGGACTAAATACTCCTTCGTATGTTCCTCCAACACCACGACCATATTCTATTCTACTCACTTTAGACACTCTTCCAGTAACTGTCTGTATTATATTATCTACAATACTTTTCCCACCAAGGTTAGCATTTGGTCTACTCAATTTTCCAAGGTTTCTCCTTCTGATAGAATCATATTCATCAAGAGCTTTATCTATGCTATTTAATTTTCTTAAGTCGGTGACTCCTTCTCTTAATTTTTTTAAATTACTATTTAACTTTGCTGCAGACTTGCCTTCAGGAGTCAAAGTAGTACCAACTTCCACAGTAGCAATCTTCGCCTGCTCAAATTGCTTTGATGTCGGACTTAATACATCAATGACCTTTGGATTATTTAAAAGCTCCTTGGTAATAATCATATCACCTGCAGGATTCCTTGGGACATCAATACCTGCATTCTCTAATTTTACTAAAGTATTGTCTAATGCTTGCTGTAAATCGTTTGACTCTAAACTTACACCTTTATTCCTTCTCATTTGAACCCAAGGTAAAGCCTGTAGCTGCCAGCTCTCATAGGGCTGTGCGCCTTCTGGGAGTTTTTTATTGATAATATCACGAAGATTAATATGAAACTTTGATAATGCTTCGTATAAGTTCCCTTCAGAGCCTAACAAATCTGGAGAAATATTAAAATAGGCTGCGACCTGTCTATCATTTGTGGACAAAGGAGCTTCTGGGACATATCCTAATATATATGAGAAGGTCTGTTCAAAATTCCCAGTTTTTAATCCCTTTAAACTTTTAAATAGTGCATCCTGAACTGTCTTTGGAACTGGAGTCCCTACCGTTACTGGCTTTCCTTGCTCTACCTGAGCAAGAATACTAATGGTGCGAGCTATCTGTAAATCTGGTGTTGCCTGAACACTTGCTGCACTACTAACAGCTAATGCTGTTTGAATCTCTGCAGGTGTCATATCAACCAATCTTCCCCCAAAGGCTTCAGCACTTATTTCATACCAGTACCTAACTTGGTCTGGAAGAGACAATGCATCATTCCAGAAATCTACTCCCATTGGCTCCATATCTGCAGGCAACCCTGCTGGGTCTATACCAGCAGACTTTAATGCATCATTATATGCTTTATTTATCTCTGACTGAGTAACTGTAACATTAGATTCTGTTTTCTCCAATGCAGGCAAATCTTTAAACTTAGAGCCGCTGACATGGGGATATGGCTCATTTTTTCCTTTCTTTACTACAACCCTTTGACTCTCTGGTATTAATTTCTTTAATTCTGAATGTGTACGGGCTTTCTTTTTTAATATTAATTCATAATTAGGAACTCCAGTTTTTACTGCAGTCCCTTCTTTTATTGTCTTTATTTCACCAGCAGTCCTTAATTTTTCACTGACAGACCTGTCTAAGAAACTCTTTAATTCTTTTGAGACCTTGCCCTGTTTAACGTACTTAGCAAACCTATCGGCACTTTTCCTGAGAGCTTGGACATATTCTCTGAACTTTCTGAATAGTCGTGCGAGAGCCGAAGGGACTTTCCCTGAGAGTTTCTTTTCACTAAGGAGATTCTCTTTACCCCTATCACTGAACCATTCGCCATTACTTTGTGACGGGTCGTCTTTTTCACCTGTTTTTTCATGGTAATCTTTCCTTACTTCTGTTATCTTTTTATTCCATGTGTCTGGATGTAATTGTTCTTGTTGTCTATACCAAGTCTCTATACGCTCTTCTCCAACAGTAAGCATATTTGCACCCTGATATATTTTAATGACATCTACTAAAGCACCATCTCTAAGCTCCTGATAGTTCTCGCCTGCTATCGCAAGGTCTGCTGGCTCAACACCAGCCAGCTCCTGTCCTGCTGCTTCTATCTGCGCCAGTGCATTCTCTGGGGTCTCTGGGCTTAATGGGTCATCTATATTATCCTGCAGAGTCCTTAATTCGTCCAGCTTGGTCTGATAGTCTACTTCCGGGTCTAATTCCTTAAATAAATCAACCACTTCCTTAATAGCTTCAGTCTCTGTAATCTTCTTCTCCAAGGTAATACCCTTGGTCTTGGCTTCCAGCT